TTTTTAAACTTGCAGAAGTAGAAGTATCAAATGATGGTGGTCTCGTTATACTTTCTACTAATAAACCAGTTACAGGAAGTTCAGAACTTACAGGTCACGTGTGGGCAAATCTTACAGATGGTGATTTAACAACGTTTGCTTCAACTAATGGTCGCGATGATACTGAATATGATTTTATGACAATTGATTTAGAACAGGAAGAAGTGATCGAAAAAATTGTAATCCAAAACGATACCGAGAATCCAAAGCGTATTATTGGGGCTAAAATTCAAATTATTGCAGAAGATGGCATCGAGATAATTAAAGAAACTCCTTTAATCACGACTTCCTCATCGTCATATACTATTGTTTTCCCCGGAAATGAGTGGTTGTCTTTATAGAAGAATGAAAACCTAAGTGACCCCAGCCCAAGTATAAAGACTAAGTCAAAATGTTTTCAAGTATTGCAAACAATAGTTTTTCATATCTCTTAACACTCGATGAGATACGAAAAGCTTTACCGGATGAAACACGTCCATCATGGATCAAGATCACAACCATTACCATGATATCAAATTTCAAACATACTATCGATGTTAACAAACTTCGGTCTATTTTTCAAAACATTGGATCCTATAAGATGCGACGCGAAGGAACAAATGTGGATGGTTTCGAATGGAAGCTCAAACCAACAACATTTTATAATCAAGTTACGTTGACCTATAATGACACATATAGCACCAAGTCTGTAAAAGTATTTCCCAATGGAAGTATCCAAGTAGCTGGGTGTTGTGATCTTTTTGATTGTAAACGTGTTATCACTCAACTTAAATATATTTTTAAAGAATTTCTTGATATGGAGGTTGAGCTTGAAAACGAAACATTTAGGGTTGTCATGATTAATTCAAACTTTAGCTTGAATTACAATCTTAATCTCATGAAGGTTGCCGATTGGTTCGAGGAATATAATGATATTTTCAAAGTATCATTTGAACCTGATAGATATTCGGCTGTCAAGATCAAATTTAAACCAGCCCATGATATGAAAGAAATTACCTGTAGCATTTTCAGTACAGGGAAAATCATTATCACTGGAGCAGAAACTCTTAAAGAGATTGCATTTGGATATAACATCATCAATCAGCATATTAACGAAAATCCATATATCCGAGTTTCACCAACCGAAGAAACCGATGTATTCGATAATTATTTGGGCTACAAATGTGATCCGTTTATTATGAAACTTCGAGAGAGGGGGTATCAATCGTGGATGAATACGATCAATAATTTACAAATTAATTTCTAGAATTATAATAACACAATGTCGCAGCGTCTCGGTATGGCTGATGGCCGATGCTTTACTTTAAATTCGTCCTCGCAACTTCTTAACAACTATGTCATGAAAACTAATAATGTTTCATATGAAGACAACTATTCTTATCGCAAACTTCTCCAGAAACAGGGTCCCGAACTCATCTCAAAGTTGCAGGGTGAGCAGGGTAAGGGTGACTGCAATACCTGTGACAAACCTCTTTTGAAAATCCCTAACATATACTAACTGAGACAAATATCAGAAAAAACTTTCGTGTTTGATAGATAGGTATGTCTATATGCTCAATATGTCTCGGTGAAGTTCGGACAACCCGGACCAATCAGATGACTCGTTGTGGGCATCTATTTCATTCACAATGTTTACAAAAATGGAAAGATGCAGGTAAGAATACATGCCCCACGTGTAGAAAGGTTATTGATGGCACTAATTTTAAAATCGTCGTCAGTATTCAAAACAATTACACAGCAGCTGCAAACTCTGTGTCATTGAACGAAGAATCTATATTTAACGTTTTGGATTTATTTAATATTACATTTGATGTTGAAAACCATCCAGATCTAGATAGCATTCTTGCGGACCTTGGGGTGGGTCTTTCCGACTTTGATACCTCGGTTCTTCACACAGAATGAACTACAATACCGATCATAACTCAGACCAGGGTAGCTTCTTGAAGCTTTCCTAGGATCAGTTATACTTTTACCAACTGCATCAGTCAGAAGTGGACCCGTTGCCCACCCACGCTTGTGACTGAATACATTCGCCTTAAAAACTATACGTTTACCAACTTTCATTGACCCACATTTCTTGATACGAGATTCGGGAATTTTAAAGAACTTCGCAATAGAGTTCATTGTATCACCAGGCTTTATTTTATACTCAACGACACCATGTTGCTTGTAAAAATGGAAGTCCCCTTGTCTAATATAGTTTGTTGGTCTTCCAGGAGAAACAAACATCATAATTTTGTAATAACCCTTTTTACATTTTTCATTTGCTTCAATCTTATAGATCTTTTTGGGGTTGTCTGAAACAACGCGCTTTGGGAGATTTGTACAATGTGTGTAATTGTGATTTCCGTTAGAAAGTCCAGAACGATCCCCAGGAATTGATTTTTGCCAACGATAAGCTTCGTAGTCACCTACAGCATATGCATAACAATTATTATTATTAATACCAGTCTTGGTTGCCCATCGTCGGGTAGTATACTTACTTTCAGAACCACTCAAAGGTAGACTCTTCATATGATTGGGGTAGAAAAAAATCTAATTGTATATTAAAATGATTCAGGAAGTTACCAAAGCCAAAACCAGGTCCGAAGTTGTCACAGAATTTCTCGTATTTGCACTGATTGTTCTTATCAGTACTTTTCTTCTCCGTCTCGTGTGGAACCGATCTCTGGTAAAGCATGTCACTATCCTGAAGCCTATCAATTCTATGCTTGATGCATTCATTCTCTCTATCTCACTCGCTGTAATCCGCGGTGTTTAAACCTCCTTGTATCCAATAAATTCTTCACCATTACCACCCCTTGTGGTAGGGTAAGCCTTAATACCCTTACACTCTTCTTTGTCACAATCGATGAAGGTGTGAGATTTACCAGCTTCTTTCATATACTCAAGCTGTTTCCGAGTCCATCCACATCCCATGGTCCCGAAAACTTTCCATTCACTCCCCGTTTCCCCTGTAGTAGCTTTAGTTCTTTTCATGAAAATAATAAGAGCAGCGACGATAATCGTAATAGCAACAATTAAATAAGTGTTGCGCATCATTTTATTGTAAGTAAATATTAAAAATGTCTTCAACTTTATTCATTATTGGAAACAAAAAGGTCACGCTCAAGTACACCAGGAAAATGCCCCGTGGTGAAGTTGAACGGATGAAATCATTCGTGACTAAGAATGGTGAGAAACTCATCAAGACTCCAAAGTTTAAGATACTCTCTGAAGTTGACGAGGGTACGAAGAGGGTTTTTAAGGTTTACAAATCTTCTTTTTGAGTGCATTGACTTCATCTTTATCTAGTTTATTTACGAACTTATTAATGTACCTATTAACCACCTTCTTTGGTGTGGGGGTCTTGACCTTGGGTGTGACCGTCTTGAATTTACCCCCAACAAACTTCATATTCTTACCACCTTGTATGGCGTTCCTTACGTTTTGGGGTGTCTTCATGTTAAAAGGTTGTCCACGTTCGTACCTCTTCATTCGAGCCCTCTCCGACCACGTTGGTTGTGCCCTCCTTTCCCTCTCAGCCTTATTCTTAGCCAAAGCCTTCTCATACATACCCTTTCTCACATACTCACGCTTCTTACCGTTTACGTCAACGAACGAGAACCGTGCATCACGTCCAAGTTGTATCTGACGATTGATCTTTTTCTGGAACTTGGCACCGTAAGCTTGCAAGTTCTTTTGCTTAGCCTCGTGATACGCGGACTTACTTTCAAATTCTTGCTTCTTACCGTTTACGTCAACGAAAGACCTCCAGTACTCATTCTTCTTTTCCCTCTCAGCCTTGTTCTTAGCCAAAGCCCTATCGTATGCAAACTTCCTGACAAATTCACGCTTCTTACCCTTTACATTGACGAAAGAGAACTTCTCCTTGAGACGAACGGGTGTGGGGGTCTTACCCTTGGTAGCCTTGATGGCTTGAATCCTAGCATTTAACTTATTCGCAGCCTTCTTCCTCCCACTTTCAATCTTCGCTGCATATTCCATCATATTGGAAGGGGACATCACAGCATAAGGTGCCTCGGGACTGGCTGGCTGAATCTCAGGGACTGGGTTGGGACGCACAACACCGGGTCTTCTTCGAGGTACTGGTTTGGCTTTGA